CTTTCTACGCTTAGTACCCGATTTAGGTATCAACTTCTGCGCAGATAATATGGATGTCTGCTGATAATTAGTCAGCACCACATCTCTATCTATCGGTTCTCTCATATCTATCCCCTTTCTTGAGATGATATTTATCTCGCCAGATTTTCTTCCAGCGAAGCCATGTTGTAGCGATCAGTCAATGCCATTACGACAGCATTACGCTCCACATCAGTAAGATAATTCAAATCCTCGAGTTGCACATTAGCTGAGCCTGTCACCAGGAACCTGAGTACCTCGATGATGATTAACTGTGTAGGTGACCACTCCTGAGCATCTATGTATTCCCAGTTAATTTTTCCTAATTCAAAATCGCATTGTGCTAACGCTGGATGATCTCTAAGAAATGTGTAACGTGCTAGCAGTGCAGAAGAATGGTGTTTCATGGTTTTGCTCCAGTCATCATCTGGATCGCTAAGCGAATGACCTCAGATACTGTGCCGTTGTGCTGTTTAGCCCACGCATGCACAGCTGTCATCTGTTCATCATTAAGTCGCAAAGCAATCATGTTTGTTTTTTCAGCCATTTATTCCTCTCATATTCTTAATTAGTGTATGACATATCTAATAGGGTTGTAATACGCGACACGCGATTTAAGTAAAGGGCTGTGAAGAAAGGGTGACACAGCCCTAAACCCAGTCCCTCGCCAGAGCGACTGTCATCCACCTAGAGGGTGCTAGGTGAGGTCTTTAAGATTAGCGCGTACTTTCTGTGTACGTATTCTAGCCCAGGATAGATAGACCAGTAAATCATCTATTTCTTCCAGAGCCTCATCTAGTACCTGGTCGATAGACTTATCCTCTATCTTTTGCCTAGATCCTTTATCGTACTGTGCAGCACCTACACCAATAATTCGGGACTCTAATGAGTTAATCATGTGACCTATCGCTTTTGCTAGCTGTTCTGATGTCATAAGACTGCTAGATCACTCCACTTCTTAGGATCATGATGCCCGATTAACATAGTCAATGTGCCTGGTGATGTGGACCACTGTGCTGTGGTATCGGAGTACCATTTCGAGCCACCACTAGGTGAACCGTCTGTGTCCAATGATGGGGCTTGAAAGTGTTGAACGCCACCATAATCTGTCATCTTTAGATGGTGACGGTGAGCTGTTATCCATATCTCAGGCTCAGCTCCTACCTCTTTTAGCTGTTTCAGTGACTGACCTCGAAGCCAATCTATTTCTTTACCGACCATCTTGTGACCATGATGGAATGCGACATTTACCCCAGAGATTTCACTCTGCATTACCATCTGATCATGTGGGATATTCCACTCATCTATTAAGTCTGAGCCATCTAGCACACGCATAAGTGCATCAGCTAGAAATCCATCAGCTGAGTCAGAATCTGTAGTCATAGATTTATTACCTTTGCGCTGCCACTCACCATGATTACTGATACACGATGTGAAACTGGCATATTCAGCTAAAGGTGCGAGCGTTTGTACGCCCTGAGTCCATAAATCAAGGGCTAAACGTAACTGATCACGAAGCCCCCCTTGAACGGAGAAGAGTTGCGATGCGTACATTCCATCGCAAGCCTCAATTGGATCCCCACAGTTCACGATGTGTATGCCCTCAATATTTCTCCCTAATTTTCTTAACTCTTTAACCCTCTGCACAGTTTTATTAAATGATTCGAGTACACGCGCAGTTGTAGCCTCAACACCACCAGATGCTGACTTATATAATTGCCAATCTGCCCAGCAGACTAATAATGTGCTCGGCACCTGATCCACAGGTTTTGTTATCTTAGATGGTTTCCATTTACGTACATGTTTTCTAATCTCATCTATATCCACAGTTGATATAGCTGTAGATAGTTTTCTTCTAAATGTAGCCTTGTATGCGTAAAGCCAAACGATGTCACGATCTCCCGATTCGGTGCGTTTGCTTTGTTGCCACTTTGACATCTTTACCTGATCGCCCACAACCTCGAACACTTCTGGGTCTAACCCGAAGCCTCTTAAAATGGGTGACCAGTCATCAGCTATGGGACTATCCAAAACACCTGTGTAGAGTTCTCCACCATCAAGACTGATTTCAGCCCAGGGCTTTTGCTTTTCTTTTAAGTTATCGGTGCTCGAGTTTTCTATGTCATCTATTAAGGACAAATGCAGCCACCATGAGTCAATCTCCTACGATGGCGATATAAAGATGATGCAGAGATTTCGTACTTATGGTCTTTGAACACCCTGTATAGGAGTGATATCTGGTACTCAGGGTCATCTATAGCTGTCGCGACTTTGGTGCGCTCAGGGTCTTTTAATTTTGATAATAGGCGCTCGACTGCGCATATTTTATTGCGATAAGTTTTAGTGTTTTTGACTTTATCTAAATCTTCTAAGAGATTCATAATGTCAGTGTATCCTATTCTTTCTATTATTTTGATAGGACATTAAGTAATCTGCTGCATTTAAGATGATATTAAGTGAGTCTTGTAGACCACCTATACCTAAGTTGCAACGATTACATAATAAACCTCTGATACAAAACCCACATGAGTAACCATATCCACAGCAGTCGTGATCATGATCTATAGATAAATTAGCGTCTTTCTTTTTGCAAATAGCACAGGAACCCTCTTGGGATATAAATAATTCATCGTATGCCTCAGGCGATAATGTATAACGACTTAGTCTGCGTTTAGGTTTCGAAATAATCTGGTGATACACACGTCTAGCAGGTCTATTATCTGAATAATATCTTCGTGACTTACGCTTCGAACACTCTTTACATATACTCTGCAAATTATTTGATTTTGATGTATCAGCATAATAATCGTGCGCAGGTTTCTCTGTCTTACATCTGGGACAGATTTTGACGATTAGTACCATCCTTTCCTGTCATGATGCCTTAACGCATTACACGCCCCAGCATCCTTAGGTCCAGATGAGTATCGCTGTTTAATATAAGCGAGTCCCCATTTAACCTGAGTGACAGGATTTGTCATCGCATCCATACCAGCTGAATACATCTTCGATGCTGGTAACGCCTGAGGTATCCCGAATGCTCCAGAACTTCTGTTCTTAGCACGCCAGGGTTTCTCATGCGTTCTCCACGATGACTCCCGATCCCATAACTCATCCAGGCACTTCCATTGCTTAGATGAGAGCTGAGACTGGGCGTACACCCGATAATGTGCCGTTTCAACACGCCTATCAGGGTCTTGCACAGGTGCCGTAACTGTTATTAGCAGATCTAGCAACTGGCTCCTTTGTTAGAAGTTAGGTGAGTTCCAAGGATCTGGTTTCTCACCTGTCGTGCCTCTTAGTTTCTCTCGAAACATAGAGTTTGATGCCTGACCTTGTGTGAGGTCATTTATCAAAAGTGATGCACTGGCTTTATTAGGGATACCAGTCACCTGGTCGCATCCCATCTCCTGCCATGCTAACTCTGTTGCATGCTTAATGTCTACCTGCATCTCCTCAGCGATATCTTTCAGTAGTTTCTTCAGGTAACCGATTTGTTTGTCTGATGCATCAGCTCTAGATGCAGGACCATTAGTTATCTTTACTCCAGACCATGAGTACGGCTCAGTCGCTGGCGCTGGTACATCTGGCACACGATCAGATTTAGTCATCTCTTCCAAACTAGGTCGAGCACCCTTAGGAGCAAAATTAAGGTTGGCCAAACAGCGGCCGATAGCTGAGGTTTCACAGTTTTCTAGGGCTGACTGACGATTTACAGGATTTGACCCAACTCGTTCCTCAGCGAAGCCTGTCGATGCTGGGCGCTCATCTGCTGCATCACGAAAGGCAAACGCTTTCACAATAAACATCTGATCTGAATGTGCGACTAACTCAGTCACTATCCTGCCGTTTTTGAACTCACCATAAAATCTGTCTATTCTTTTCTCAACAGGCTCATAATTACTTAAATCGAATCCCATTAAATATCATCTCCACACGTGCATAGGTAATGCTGACACGTGGTGCATCTCTGCGCCTCATTATCAGCCTGTATCTGTAACCACTTAATCTTGGCAGATATGGCTAATTTGTCCCATATGCTCGGATCAGTAATCTTGGTCATATTTCACCTTTCTATAGTGATAATGACTTTATACAGACGGTCTGACAATATCGGCTAATTACTAGATTTAATGGATTTCTCTAATGTGTCCACACGCTTATTTATAGTTTCTAATTTAGCCTCAACACGTTGGATACCCAGGGCTATATCTGGAAGTGACCTGCCACCATTACTACCCGGCTGAATAAGTTGTGTGTGCTCAGCTATAGATCTCTGAATAGGTTTAACCACCACATAACGATGCGTGGCTAATAACAAGGCACCGACAGCTGTAATAGCCATCGCTACCTGACCTGTCAGGAGTATGTAATCAATTAGAGTCATCGGACTCCCTAATCGGGAAAGATATGAGCCATACTACTAGACCGATGATGATTAGCCAGCCTGTAACTATCTTTGCACTGCCATCAAGTGTGAAATAGGCAATTAAAAGTCCGACATATGTCCAAACGTCACCAGTGATACCTATAAAGTATTTTTTTAACCAAATCATTTGTTTCTCCTACTCATAGCGCCTACGGCAGATATTTGTGCTATCTGTTGCACTAAGACTGCTGCGATAACCACGCCCTGTGACTCTTCGCGTTGCTCAGGTGTCATATCCGATCCCACATTTAATATCGCTTCAGTTGCTGCAAAGACTTCGGCAATGCCAGGTATCTCAGCCAGCGCAGTGGGTATATCTAATTCTAGAGTATTTTCAGCTATATATTCCTGAATTATTTGTTCTTGCATTTGTTGCTCCAATTCCTCTACACTTAACTCAGGTTCTAGGACAGGAGTTTCTAATCTTTCTGGTTCAACTATTTGCTCAGTTATCTCTGGTTGTGGCATTACTATCTCTATCGGCTCTGGGACTGCTACTACGATTTCAGGTTCCTGAGGTGAGATCACTTCGTTATCTGAGTTATTTTCTGTTGGTGATGGGTTTGGTTCAGGTGTTGGTTCTGGTGATGGGGTTGGTGTAGGTGTCTGTGTTTCTGTTTCTGTTGGTGACGGTGTTGGCTCTGGTGTTGGTGTTTCACTCGGAGTGATAGTTGGTGACGGTGTTGATGATACTGGTATAGCACCAGACCATGTCAGTATGTAATTACCTGTAGGTGTTTGACTTCCATTAGTGACAGCCCACGCATAAGATGTGGCTCTAATAAAATATGTGCCAGCCTCTAATGGTAAAGATAATAATGAGGCTAAGTAGTTTGTAGCTGAGTGAGCACCATCATCGTTAGCGCCTAATTTAAGTGTGTCTTGCCATATCTCGACCCAGGAATCTATAAAGCCTATGGCTCTGGGATCACCAGTAGTAGTGGTTACAGTAACAGTGCTGGGAGTCTCTACAGTTATAGGCAGATCTACATATGGTTGCTCAGGTGATAACTCTATGAGGACATCATCAGCGAATGCACTAGATGACATCATTACAGCTATTAGTGCTAATGGTAGTAATAGTCGCAGGCGTAACCTACGAATCTTATCTCGCTAAGATCTCGGCTGGGTCGCAGTCAGCACCAGCTGACCATCTGATATTGTCGCGCATCTCGAAGTGTAGGTGTGGACCTGATGAGTTACCAGTATTACCTGACTCACCTATGTGCTGGCCTTTTACTACAGCATCACCTGGTTTAACTAATGATTTTGATAAATGAGCATAAATAACCCATCTCTTTTGATCTCCAGCTGTAACCTGTTGCACCAACTGTGTGCCATAAGACTTACCCCAGTTCGCGTTAGCGATCACACCATTATCGACTGCGAGTATATCTGTGCCTGATGGCACTGCGAAGTCCACACCAGTGTGATAACCCTTAGACCACATTTTGCCTAACTTCTTATATTTTGTGGTAATTTTGCCATCTTTAATAGGTAACCCCACTACTTAGACTCATCTTTCTTATTAGCACGTTTAAATATTGCATCTACCTCGGCCTGTGTCAGTTTGCCATCATCCAAGAACGCTTTAGCCAGATCTGTGATCACACGTGACACTGCAAGACCCCCAGCAATAGCAGCCGAGTTTATAGGTGCAACTCCTGCGAATGCTCCAACACCGATAGCTGGAAGTGCTGTGGCCAAAAATAAAGCAAATGCTCTCATTACAACATCTTTTAATATATTAGATTTCATATTGTTCCTTTTGTTAGTTTGATTCTACCCATAAACAAGTTGCTTCATCTAAAATCCAATCACCTTGTTCTGGTTTTGGTGGGATAAAAGCATCAAGTGATTCATCATATTTGTAACCAATACCAGCATAATTTTTTCTGATATTGCCGTTGTATGAAGTTCTTTTGCAAACTTGATTTCTAAAATTTCCATACCAAATCTCAGGATTTAATCCCTCAATAAATTCTGTTTCATCAACACCTGTAATAACCTCTGTAACAATATTGTTTTGATCAAGAAATGCGTAATGTGCCATTATGAGAAAGTCACCTGACCTGTTCCTGCTGTAAAAATGTAAGTTGTAATCCCTGCTACTGTGCTATTTGTTTGAGTCAATCCACCACCAACACTTATTGAAATTACGGCATCAAATTGCAGTATGACTATTCCTGAACCACCATTACCAGAATTTGCTGAACCAGATGTTAAGTTCACCCCACCAGACCCACCACCTGTGTTAGGCGATCCGTTTCCTGAACTACCAGAAATGACGCCTGCCGTTCCACCACCTGTGCCACCAGAGCCGTTGTTTCCAGTTCCGTTTCCATCAGCGCCACCACCACCACCACCATAAACTGTAGAAACCCCCGAAAGAGAATTTGTTACACCATTTCCACCATTTCCAGCGATAGTGCTTGTTCCAGAAGCACCAACTGCTCCTGCACCACCACCACCTCCCGATCCTGCGCCAGAACCAGTTGAAGGTCCAGAAGCGCCACCATTATTACCTTGACCTGACGTACCACTACCACCTGCGTAAATAGTTGATGAACCATCATTTATAGTTCCTGCGCCACCACCCGAACCACCTAGACCACCAACCCCAACGAATCCACCTCTTCCACCCCCAGCTGAAGTAATTGTTGCGAAAACAGAATTATTACCAGTATTTCCATTATTACCTATCGAAACGCCTGTAGCACCACCACCAACAGTCACAGTGTAACTTGTACCTGGTAATAAAATTAACTTAGATTCTAAAGAACCATTTTGTCCTGTGTTAGAAACAGATGACCGAACACCACCTGCGCCACCACCACCAGTACCATTGTTTCCGTTATTTGATGAAGCACCTGAACCACCACCTGCAACTACTAAATAATCAATTGAAATTATTTTATTTGACATCATCCCATAGGCTCTTGAACTTGCTCCAGCAAAAGTTGAAACGATAGGCATATTAGATCCTAAGCAAATTTTGTTTGTGAAGCCAAAACTAAATAAGTTGGCGTGGACGCAGTTTTAAGAACAGTAATTGTGTAAGCGTCAATTGAATTTATTGCTCCTATAGCTGGTGCTGACCCACCTTGCCACTTTGGTGTAACGGCTGAACCATCAATTTGAACAGAAGTAGGATAGTACGCTGTCGCCCCATTTGTTACTAAAAATACGTGAGTTATTGCATCATTTAATGCTAAGTGTGAGTTAAGTGTGGTTGTGCTATTTCCACGCAAATTGATTACAAAGTTAGCAGAAGCATTAGAAGTAAAAAAAGTTACAGATTGATTTGCCACATCAAGAGATATTGTGCCTGTTGCGGCAGTAGCAGAAATACTAGCTGTCTCTGAGGGTGCTACAAGGTCGGCACGATAATTGTTCACATACGCATTAACATCTGAGGCCGTTAAAACCTCACCTGAAACAAACGTCTTAGTTGCCATTATATTCTCCTATGATCCTAGTCTACCTGATTTAGTAAATAATTAAAAATGAGCCTGCTTTGGCTGTTATTGCTGAGTTAGCAACCTCAGAAGCGAACTGTATGGCAAAAGTGCCGTTTGCAGATGGTGTGAACATTCCCTCAAGATAGGCAACGTTGCCAAGAAGTAAGGCTGTGGCATTTGATGCAGCAGGTAGCTGTAAAGCGTTTAAGTGTGAGTTTAGGGTGGTTGTGGTTGATGTCAAAGTGTATTCGGATCTATAACCTACGGCTGTCATGGCTGGACCGTTTACAGTAAATCTTGCACCTGTTGTTGTGGCTGCTGAGGTGTATAAAATAACTGCCTTGAAATAGTAACTTGTACCAGAGACAACAGTATGAGTTAAACCAGTTATGTCTGCGAGTGTATTAGCGACTGCGTTGGAGTTAGCGACATCACCTGTCAGTTTGTACCGAGTACCGATAGTGTCCACGAGTAAGTTGCTTGTTGAACCAGTAGCGCCAGTAGTCACAGATGAGATGCTTAAAGTTTGCCAAGCCGTAGAACCACTAGAGGTATGAACTAATGGTCTGCCAGCTGTAGCAGATGAAGCATCAGATAAACCGATACCAATTTTTTGTTCAATTTTTTCAACTGAATCATTTACATCAGCGTGCTGTCCAGCGTGACTAGGAGAAGCAAGAGTATCTGTGGTTGCTGGGTTAGTAAAAGCATCTACTGAGGTGGGAAATGTACTAGCCATCTATGCTCCTAACTCGTAGCCAACAGTTACTACACCATTATACAGGGCAGTGCTGGAATTGTATTGGTAGTTAGAATCATTATAGTTTGTTGGATCGTATATAGCCAGACGACCATTATCTACATCATCCAAAATAAAAGGGTTTGTGCCGAGTGATCTGAAGAAAATGGTGTTTTTGCATGTATCCGGGGATATCTCATAACTTAACCCAATTACCTCGGCATACACATCTATAGCTGAACCTATCTGATTAGGAGTAAAAATGACTCGAGTAACATCGGTCAGTTCTAAATTTAAAACTGTGAACTGGTCAGAACTGTCCAAATCGGATACATCAATAGTCACAGACTCTATACGCAGCTCAGGATCTTTATATTGTCCCAAGATTTTTGTACCTAGCTGATTAGCTGCAGCATCATCGGTCAGAAGCAGACCATCTAATGAAAATGCTGAAATACCATATTCAGTCTGAGAGGCTAAGTCATCAGCTGTTTGCGTGGTGCCACCTACATTCGTCACCTGGACACGATTGTAGAGATTCTCTGTACCATAAATGACCTGAATATTTGTGTACTTAATCGTGGTACTAGCACCAGTATCAGCGAATGTCGGAGTTGTGGCTTTCGTGATAATAGTAGATGCATCTTCATAAGACACCAGGTTACTTTTATCCATAAATAAATTAGCGTTTTCAGATAAAGCCACTGTTTGCAAATAACTTAAAGCAGGTGTCTCAGCAGTAACTGTGTCAGCTCTCATCAGAGAATTACCTGCATCTATATCCCGAGCAGAGATAGGCCAATTAACCTCAGGTCGGTTAAGAATAGTTGCAACTCTTGCCCCAGATAACTCCAACACATTTGTATATGAGTCAAGTGACGTATTAGAGAAATAGCTGAAACCATCTGAGCAGGTAATCGTGGCTAGTGAGTCTCCTGAAACATCGTAGGATAAATCCCAGTCATCTATAGTGCCAGTAAAAATAGTGAAATCGTTAACGGTTACCTTAAATCGTTTCTTGGGAACTATCTGACCATAATATGTTCCAGCTGTATAAAACGGATCAAATATTCTAGTGTGATTATTAAATGTGACATTGGCCTGACCTGTTTGAAACCCCTGGAGTTCTCGGGATGCTCCACGACTTATAGAAACTGATCTAACGTATGAGGTCAAATCAACATAAGTGTCACCTAGCAAAGTGTAGGTTGTGTTATCTAGTAACCCTCGAACAGGATCATCTAAAGTAAAATATTCGCCACCTAATGATTCAAGATTGAATGCAACAAATACTTTAGTGTTAGGTAAAACCATTACGCACTCACAAATACTTGACCTGATGATCTCTCATACTTTTTGATGGCCTCAACAATTTCCTTACCTACCTGAGCACCATTAGTTCCCATACCTGCATTAACAGTAATGTTTATATTTGCCCCTGATCCAGTTCTACTGTTTGGAATAATTGAACCACCTGTTGATGGCATAAATAATTCTGGTCCACGTTCACCAACTATGTAAGGTTTGCCGCCTAATACTGGACCACCCATTGCTCTTCCAGGAATCATTGGTGGTATAAAAATTGGTTTAGGTTTTGGTTTAGGTTTTGGTTTAGGTTTTGGGTTAGTAGGATCAACAGGAGCAGTACTAGAACCACCTGATAAAGAATCAAGTAATGCTTCATACGCTGCTCTGGCTGCTGCTAACTGAGAGAGAATCCCATTAACTATCGCTTGAGCGCTATCTACACCTACCTGGTAAAACTTTTCAGCACCCTGTATGCCAACCTGCTCAGCTACCGTCTCTACAGATGACACTAATTCGTTTATTTGATTAACAATGGTGCTACCACCAGCAATAATTTCATCTGCGATTAACGAACCAGCCTGCGCACCAGCAGCCAAAACCTGATCTATGGCAGACTCAGATAGTCCTAACTGAATTAATTGTTTAATTTTATCGGCAAACGCTTTAGCAGCATTAGCCTGACCGATCAGACCCTCTAAGAAATTACCTGTATCTAGAGCCCCACCGAAGTCGATAACCCCAGTCACAGAACCCGAGATAGAATCTTTAAAATCATTAAACTTGTTTTTGGCTGAATCTAATTGTGACTCAGCATTACGCAACGCTTCCTCTAAATTATCGACTATGGCTTTTGCGGCATCTTCGGCTGCTTTCTTTTGCGCTCTCATAGCCTCTGTCAGTTTGTCTGTTTCTTTTGTAGCGTTACCAGTAGCTGTATCAAAATCGTCTATACCTGTGGTCAAAGATCCAACAGCACTTTTCACAGCACCGATAGCATCCACATTGTAGTCCAGTGCCTCGCGAGTCTTTCGATTTCCAGCAGCGAACGCATCTATAGCAGCATTAGCATTATCAAAAGGTTTAGTGAAATCTACCTGGGCTAACGCTTGTGCATCTTTCTTAAAGACTCGTATGGCAGGTAGAAGATATGTGTTGTATGCCCTGACGAACTCATTGACTAATTTAGTCAGTACATCTGCTGCAACGTTAGCCATGTACACAAATATCTGTGCGATAGCAGCAGCGATATTCATCACTGTCAGTTTCAGATATTCAAATCTTTGGATAGCCAGTGCGATAAGTACGATAGCAGCGCCCACACCTACCACTATCCATGTGAATGGGTTTAATGCTAGAGCGATATTAAGTCCGATGACAGCGACTGTAGTTGCTGCGATGACAGTGGCTAAAGTTACAAAGATGTCGGAGTTATCTTGTATGAACTTAAATACTTTCTCGACTACAGGTGCTAGACGTTCAAATGCTGGTAGTAACGCATTACCTAATGCCTCTTGTGCCTCACCGAATGCTATCTTCATCTTTTCAGTCGCAGTGGCAGTTGCCTCAGCTGTACCACCGACCTGAGTCTCAATGGCCTTTAAAATAATGTCTTGTGCCTCGAGTACTTTACCTGACTCGACTAAGGCTTTAATCTTTTCTTTCTCAGTGTTTGTAAATGTCACACCTGATCTGGCTAATGCTGTTATTCCCTTAATAGGATCCTGTAACGCTTTACCTAATTGTGTAGCTGACTGTTCAGCCTCACCGAAGCCTGCAGCAGCCAAGTCGAATGCTGCCTTTGTGGCTCTATCAAAAGCGCCACCAGCGATATTAACTGTCGCAGTGAGATTCTTAAAAGTTGCTAATTTTGCTTGGACTAACTTAATAGACTCATCTTCTTTAGCGATTTGTCTCGATAGGGCATCAGCATAATTCTGTACACGATCTGTAGCCTGGGCATAACCCATCTGTTTTAATACATTTGCAAGTCGTCTATTTGCTACCTGAGCCTCTTCGGCTGCCCTGATAGATGTGAGTGCGCCAGCTGTAATCGCTGCAAATGCTGCTGCTGCTGGTACTGCTAGACCTTTGATACCAGCCTTGAACTTACCGAAGCCTGTTTCAGCACGCTTAATATCAGAAAGTGCTTTATTTAACCCAGTCGGATTCCACTGAGACAGGATCGGAATAATAATTGCCATAGTGACACCTATCCTATTCGATTAGTTAGGTTTGGAATAGCGCTCAGACTCAGCTAAACGTACATTAGTCATAGCTGAATATTTTGCAACAGATCGCTTTAAACCAGTAGTAACTTCATCTATGTACTGCTCAGCGACAGGATATATAAATCTAGATGGCCTCGTACCAAACCTGAAATTTAAGAACTCAATAAGGGCTCCACCTGAAGCCTGGCTACCACTAGGATTCTTACGACCAGCCATATCTGCTATCTCAATCGCAGCAGATGTAGTACGCACACTCGCTAATGTAGATAGCCCTTTACGCTTACGCGCTGAAACTCTTGCATTAACTCTGATAGACCTAAGTGATGGACCTAATCTGCCACGACTAAATCCTGAGGGTAGATTACCTACGACATCACCTCGGATGTGACCTTTAATAGCCTCAGTCATAGGTCTAATCGTGCTAATCATGTCTCTACGTGCTTGCTTAAATAATTCTGGCTCAGTCCGTTTTAACTCAGCTAATAATTCCTGCACACCGATTATGATAGGTACATCAATTTTAATACCCTGTGTATCTTTTTTGTTTAAAACAGATGCGCCAGTAATTTTATTTACATACATGCTTTATCTTTTCTGTTTATTAGCCTCAGTCGCACGCCAACGCAGATACATGGACATCGTATAAAGCATACGGTCAGTTTCTTGTAATAACAATGACGGTGCAATACCTGTTTCTACAGCCAGGTATGCAATCATCCAATGCTCGCTCGAATCACCGAGCGGCTTTATTTTGGGTCGATCTCGCTAGCTGTTACACCCTCGATATCGTCTAGCCAATTATCAAAATCTTTCTTGGTAGAACCAGTACGAGATTCTGAGTGCCAGGCTAACCAGAATAAATCTGTCAGTCGCATTTCTTTCTCAAGAGCAACGACTGACCGATTATATTTGTCCTCGAAAGCAACTAGGTCTTTAGCAGAGCAAGTAATCTCTTTAGGATCACCAGTTATATATTCAACGCGCAGATTGATTCTCATATTTAGACTGTGCCTCGAACTACTGTGCCAGTGACAGGCCATGTAACTGAAAATGTGGCCAAATCCCCGACTGAACTCGCCATCGGAGAATACTGTGTCACGAGACAGGTACTGGTATAGCTCGGATTTGTGCTGGATACTGCTGTGCCTTGAGGAATAATCACTACTGTAGCGATTGAACCCACAAGAGTATTTAACGTTGCATCCACTGATGCTGCTGCAAAGTCTTGCATGAAGTTCAGTGTGACCGATGCTGACTTTAATCCACCAACACGTGTTCGGAATGTTCCACCGAACGCTGTGGTTTCTAAGTCGTCAGCCTCTATTGTTAGTTCTGCGCTGTTAAGCGAAGAACCGAATTGTGTACCGTTTATGCTAACTGCATAATCAGTCGCTGCAAATTTTGCCATTTTATTGCTCCTAGTCTGCGTAGCAGAGGACTTGAAACTCTGCTGATAGATATACTACCTCACCTACGGTTATCTGGCCGTAGTTTGTCATCTCTGTCACTCGCAAATCAAAGGCATTACCACCTAAGGTTCTGTCACTTTGCACTGCGAGTTTTATGCTAGATGCTCCTGTACTTGAACAGTATGCATCCAGATTATTTTGTGCTGATCGTTCATCAGCTCTACCTAC